CGTTGGATGTTATTCGCGTGGATCATGTACTCATCGAGAAGTACCTGACCACTTGCGATGGCAGTAAAGCGCAGCGTTTGTTGGAAGCCTTGGAAGGTGATGAGTGGCGCAGTGATATGGGGACAAAACACGTGTTCGCGAAGCAAGAGGTTCTTCTCAAGGAACACCGGGCTCAACCGCGCATTATATATCAGGGAACCGATTTGTATAATGCATTAACGGGTCCTGTTGTGATGGAACTTAACAGCAGGATGAAAGAAGTATTCTCGCTCCGCAATCCACTTAACACAGGCAATAGGGTTATCTATGCCTGTGGTGTTAGTGGTGAGGAGCTTGGGGATATTATGGAGAGCAGCCGGGGGTCACCTGTGGAGAGTGACATGAAGAATAATGATGGGAGTCAATCGGCAGAATTTCGCAGATACGAGGCGATGTTCTATCGTAAATTGGGTGCCCCTGATTGGTTTGTGCGCGAATTTGCTAAGACTACGAGTGTTAGAGTGTGGACCCGCTATGGAATTGCAGCCACAGTCAAAGGCCAGCGGTGGTCTGGTGAGACCACCACCACCACTGGTAATTCGTATGTTAGCATGGCTCAGATGCAGGCTGCGCTGGAGCGCGCCGACATCGAGGAGAGCACGAATATTCATGGTGGGGATGACTACCTAGGGTACATAGTAGGTGACCCTGAGAAATTTGCGGCTGGGATTGAAGCGGTGACTAAGGCAAGTGGTATGAAGGCCGAGGTTGTCCCCCAGGTCGGGCGCCATCACGCGACATTTTATCGAAAACGTTACGTGAGGGGCCAAATTGGATGTCGTCCCGTCCCACAATTTGGGCGTGTTATTGCAAAAATTAACTTGAGGCCAAATAGGAATAGCCAAGTTAATGACCGGGATTATATGGCGGGCAAGTATTTGTGTGCTGCATATGAACATAGACACGTGCCAGGTATACGAGAGTTGTTGATTAGCACATCGGAGTCACTATCCGAAAAGCCCTACCTAGATGTACGCAGTACAAAACTGCGCGAGATGGGAGGGCGTGAGAACGTAACCAGGTTAATCGAGGAGTCAAATGTCCATTCTGTTCCCGAGTTTTCCGAATTTCTTAATGAAGTGTACGGCATAGGTTATGACGATCTTATCGAGCTCTATTCCCGTGTAGCCCATTCCTGTCTTGAATACTGTGACAGGTGGGTGAGGGTTGGTAAGAACGGCAAAGCCGAGAATTTGAAAGGAAACAGCGCTTATGTTCCACCAAAAATAAGCGGGGAAGTGGCAGAGGCTCTTATGAGGGTTGATGTTGGAGAGTAGTTTACAACTCGGCTACAGTTGAAGGGTGATTAGCAAGCAACACCAAC